TTTACTAGCCTCATGCTTTGATTGTGAGAACCTTGCTTGAGCAATATCCATTCTGCCTTCGTTAACTGCACGTTTGGCAACTTGATATGAATGCTTGTGTTGTACTGCACTAGTATAATGACGTTCAAATAATTGATTAACTCTAATTATTTCCATAATTTCTGGTGAATTAATTGTTTTACCTTCATTAAGATGATTGGCGATGCAACAAACTGTTTCATACAATTGAATATCTTCAAATAATACAGTGTCACTGCGGGTATCAAGTATATCGTATCTATCTTCTTTGTTTTTCTCTACTGAAAATGCACCAATAGAGACGCCCTTTTCAGTTCTAGTAGATTCGGTAATTGTTTTTTTGACTTTATGGGCTACACTTGTTGTTGCCTCATTGAACCCTTTCATTATTTTTGACATTGCATCTATATCTGCACGTTTTACGCCCGGTGAGATGTCTACATGAGATGAATTATTTTGAGGGGATGATGGTTCTTTTAATTCAACTTTTTCTCCATTCATAACTTTTCTTAGATTGGACATAAAGTCTACATCTTGTTTAGTTGGTACTGACATTTAGAACTCCTAGTTGTTAAACAGTTTTATACCCTCGCAATGTAGGAACTAACACACCTTTATGTGTTAATTTCTCTGCCAAGAGTGCTTCTCTTCCCGACAATTGCGATTCGTTTACATAGTCTCCCTCGGAGAAGTATTTGGTTATCAAATCTTCTTCTTCCTCTGTGATCATTACAAACAACCCACCTAATATCTCTTTTAATTTCATTATTATTCTACTGCTGTTGTTGTTGTTGTTTTCTGAGTTTATTAAGTAAATTTCTAAACTGTATTCTAGTGTCTGGACTTCCTGCTAACGCATCTAAGTTAGAGGCTTGATATGCGATTGCTTGGCGCTGAATAGGAGTCAATGGTTTGCCCTGTTCTGCTTTGTCCATTGCATCTGCTACTTGTGCCGCTGTTACCGCTCCTAAGTTGTCTCTTCCAAGACGTTGCATTGCTTGAATTCTTGCGTTTTTGACTTTGCCCAACATTGCCATATCTGTAGGTTCTGTTGCCCCGACAGGTTCTTCTTGTCCTGCGTATTCTTCACCAGGAGCAACTGAACCGTGTTTTCCTTGTGAGCCAGTATTATATGCTTCATCAATTTCTAACCCCATAGTTTTCTTAATCAAAGCCGCATCTTTAGTTTTATATGCTGTCATTATTTCAACATAATCAGAGAATGACAATGTTTTTAGTCTGTTTTCAACATCATCTGCTGGAACGTCAATAAATGTAGCAATGTCCTGAATTCTGTCTTGCAGACCTTCAGTAAACATTTCTTTTTCTATTTCATTCTTTAATGACATTATATTCTCCGTTATCTTCTATTTAGAGATTTTAATCTCTTACTCGCTGGATTCATTCTACGAGTCATTTTAGCCTTACGTTTCATTCTTGCGCCCATTTTTGCTTTTGTTCTTGCTAATGTGAAGCGTTTCTTCATATTAACTGGTTTAAAACATGCACCAGGCGTTGAAACTGTCTTTCCTTTGAGTCTTCCTGAACCACATCTATATTTACGAACAATAGATCTTCCTTTTCGGGCATATACTAATTTTGCTTCGTATATTTCTTCTTGTTCTGTGATTTCATTCAATAACATTGTTTTTACTCTTAAAATATTTTAAACATTTGTGCAAATATGGCAATCAACATAGTTGAAAACAAAGTTGATGCTGTCCATATTAACATTCTCTTAATTTCAGTAAAACCTTTGTCCATCTCTACTTCTTGCTTCTCAATCTTGCTATTAATATCTTGCAATGACTTATTAAAGTGATGGTATCTCTCGTAACATACTGCTACATGAGTTTCTAAATTTTGTGCCTCTAAATGTGCTAGTTTTGGTTCTTTCTCAGCCATAACAGCATCTCCTCAAATATAATTAATTTCTAATTGTATTTATCTTCTTTCGTATTCTATTTATCTACAAGCAGAACTAAAAAAGAGGACCTGGTCCTCTTTTAATTGATTTAATGATAATTAATTAATTATGGTTGATAACCTTTACCAAACTTGCCTCTACCCGTAGTGTATGATGACTGACCTAGTCTTTTACCCACTGCTTTTGCCGCTGATTGGGCAGCCATGAAGGCACCGACACCTGCCGCAACTTTAACGATTGGTTTGTCCCAGATTTTTTTGATTCCACTTTTAGCAGATTCAGAATCTTTATGAATATAATTACCACGCTTTTGTAACTTTAAAAGTGCTGGCATTATCTCTGCAAGTCTTGCCTTTCTACGCATCCACTGAACTAGACGTGTTACTACTAATGCTCTTTGGTTCTGGCTTAAATTATCCCAGTCACCAACTAGTCTACGAACTGATTTTAACATACCGTCTTGGACATTAAGATTATTCTGATAACGTAGTAAATATCTTTGTTCAAATGAAGTATCACTTCTATTGTTAGAATAATGAAGTAAAAATCTCAAAACATCGGCTTTCTGCAATGAAAGTCTGCCCTTTGCTATATCATCTTTTTCATCATCGCCGATATCATTGTCTTTACCCATTAAACGGTTAAGAGCCATGTACATATCTGTTCCATTTGTTCTAAAATAGTCAAAGTTTCTATAAACCATAGAACGCTTTGCTATATCACCTGCCAATGGGGCAAAATCATAGTCTTTATTAAATATATTCAATATAAGAAAGTGAACAAAAACCAAGTCAGCCGCGTCATTTATATTAACGTCATTCGCCATCTTCTTTGTTCTGAATAATCTACTTTCAGATAATGTGTTAATTAATTTATATTGACTCATTGTTCTTTTCGTCCATCAATTTGGCAAGGGCAATAATTTGCTTACTCGCTGATTTGTCAAAATATGCTGGCATTAACATATGTGCTAATAATACCAACTCTATCTTTTTTAACTTAAATATAACCTTAGAGGCATACATAAAGTGTGACCAATATGTCATGTTAACATCTTTCAGATGTTTCTTTGACTTCACTAGCATAACAACTTCCTCTCGTATTGTTTTTCTAGTAGTATTTATCTTACTTCATCGCACCACTAGTAACTCTCTTACTATTAGGATGTCTTTTTGCTGTATTAGTGCTGTGGCTCATATCTTTCTTAATTGGTCTCTGTCCTTTCTTTCTTGGTACAGTGTGTGGTATTGTTCTTTTACCCATGGTCTTATTATTAGTAGTTAAAAAAAGTTATCTCTCTTGCCTCATGTTTGCCGCTGTGAATCCTGCTCTATTTACCAGTTTCACGTCTTTGTCTATTACGTAACCTTCTCCACCTTTCTCGCCATTTGTACTGGCTTCTATATCTGCTGGTTGAGAATCTAACGTTTTAATAATCTTGTTCTTTGTAGTCATAACACCATTAATGAATTGAAAGATTGCTTCAAATCCATTACTATTTTGTTGAACCCATGCTACTACTCGTTGTTTCTTAGGTTCACTTAGTTTTGATGAGTCTACCCATTCACTGAAATTCTTTCCTAGTTTATCTAGGTTGCCTGCTTTCACACTATTATTAATATAAGTGTAAAGAATATTACCAAAGTCTGCCATTTTTTGTTCGGCTGGCACTGCCAATAATGTATCAATTGCAGTAGCATTTGATTTTAAATAACTTTCTAATCTGTCTACTTCAGGAAGGTCAACACCAGGAGATTGAGTAACATACACTGGAGGCATAATCCATGTTTTGCCTGCACTAAGTTGTCCCATATCTACATTGCTTTTATTTCCTTCTAAGTCAATCACTACATGTACCACAATACCGACATCATAATTGATTATCTTTTTACCGATATCACTATTAGAGTCTACTGAATATGTTGTTACGTTTGGCTTGAATATAAGTCTACCATCTTGTGACTGTGGCGTTGTGAACCATAACAAGTCACCATGTAAGTATCCTCTGAAATCTTCAGGTATAACACTTTCTACTTTGTCCCATACAGTCTTCATATTCTGGACAAATTTACCTTTGTCTGCAATTTTTTCTGGAGTAGCGTCTTTTACTTTACGATTATTGAACATGTCGCCTAACGCATCTGCACTTGTTACTCTGCCATCGTAGCCTTTTGCAGTAAATCCACTCTTATCTGTAAGTACAAATTCGCCATTCTCATTACGACCAAAGATAACTGCTGGTGAGCCATCCCATTTAATACTTATTGATTTTGGAGAAGTTTCTACTTGATGTAACTTAGCGATTGCTTTCTGACCGCCTGCTGAACCATTCCAGATAATCAAGTCTTCTATGTGCTGAATTCTTGCACCTTCTTTTTCTTCTTCTTTTAGTGCCGCATCAATATGAAATCCTATCTGTTTATTGCGAGGTGTCCTAGGTCCTCTGAATCTGCGTTCACGACCTTTACCTAATGTAATTTCTCTAACTTTCATATCATTCCTTGCCGTATGGGTTTTCGCCTGTTAATTTAGGACGAGCAAACCACAACTTAAACCATTCTTTTGTTCCCGGTTCTATATCATGCTTCTTTTGATATTTAGACTTTTCAGTTCCAGTATAAGAAATATTTTCTTGCTGAGTCTCTGCCGGTTGATACGGCGTATAGATACCCGATAATACTCTTAATTCTTCTAATTGTTGTTCAAATGTCATTTTCGCTTCGCATTGATTATTCCACGTTTGAATTTTCTCATGTCACCAGTACGTATGCTATTAACTAGACGTTTAGTTAAGTCTTCTGCAATAGCATCATCAAATTCACGATGTATGAATTCAATTAAATTTAATGCACCAGAAATTATATGTTCGCCTTTTTGTTCGACAAATCTCTCTGGTTCATTTTTAGAAATCGCCATTGAGTTTAATTCCTCAAATAGACTTCTACGTGGTCTGTTAGTCATAAAATAATTCTCCTACCAGTATTTATCAATTATCGTCAAATGGAGTTGCTTTTTTTGATTTTGCCATAGCCCTAAGACTCATTGCTGCCTGTGTTTTTTCTGGTGGGATAGCAGAGTCATCGCTATCATTAGATATAGCAGTCTTTCTCTTTAATATATCTGTTACCTTCGATGCATCCATTGAACTCACTGCCAAATCATCATCGGCTAGGTCTGAGTCGCTAATTCGTAGACTATCTCTGTCGAATACTAAATTTATTTTAGAACCAACACCACTTGAACTTCTTGTTTTCAACAGTTGTAGTTGGTATTGACCACGTTCTCTCATTGCGTTACTTGTAAAGATACCAATCACGTTATCCGCCGTTTGAATCTTAGAAATACCACCAGCAATATGAGAATGGTCAAACTCAATTTCTTCTACTGCTGAACGATTCAACTGTGATGCTGTTACAACTACTGTTTGTGACTCCATAGCGAAATTACGAATTTCTTCTGTAACATATTTGTCTTTAATAAACATATCGCCTGGGTCAACTTTTCTTGTTGCTGGCATTAAAAGGTCTAGATAATCGATACATAAACAATCAACTGTTTTGCCTGTAGTTATCTGAAGTTCTTTCAAGTATGCACGTACATCATTGATTGTCGACCCGGATGCCATATACTTGATTCTAAGCATTCCTGCTTTCTTACCGAGTGTCTTAACTTGTAATTCAACATCGTCAAGTTCTTTAAAGATGCGTTTAGTACCGCGGTCAGTTGCCATTGCGTCAATACGCATTGCTGATAAATCTTCTGATAATTCCAAGGTAATATAGACACAATTCATTCCTGCTAATGCCCAGTTCAATGTCATATTCTGCATGAACAATGATTTACCTGAACCAGAACCACCAGCAAAGATAGTTACTTCGCCTCGATTGATACCGCCGTAAAGTTTATCATCTAAGTCTTTCCACCCAGTTGTGATTTGTCCGTTATTATCTTTTAAGTTCTCAAGGCGTTTACGTGGGTCATCAAAGTAATCAGTACCTAATGACCTTGCTAATGAAATCTGAACTGCATCTTTAATAGTAGTTTCTACTTCACCATATTTGCCTTCTTCAAGTAAGTCAGCACTATTAACGATTGCTCGTTCAATTGCTTTGTGTCTACAGAATGTTTCAAATTCATCGATAAACCAATCACTGTGTTTTTCTATATCATCAAGTAAATCTATCCCTTGACCAGTTTCTGCTTTTATCATCTCAAGAGATGGCAAAGAATTATACTCATCACTATATTCAATAAGATATCTTACCATATCACGGGTAGGTCTATCAAAATGTTTCTCATCAACAATTCCCATAACCCTAGTAAATAACTGAGGGTCAGTCAGCATAAACTGAACGAATAGTTTTTGTAAGTCTGGTGAGTAGTTTTTTACTTCTGACATTTATTGATTTTACCTAAAGTGATTACTATATTATACAAAATTATTACCAATTTGTCAATACTAAATTAGTATGTTTCGACAATTACATCTGCAATACCATGTTTGACTGCTTCTTCTGGTGTTAACCAATGGTCAGTTTTCGGTGCTAATAGATGCTTTCTAATATATGGTTCTTTCTTTCCTGTACATTTCATATAATGTTCAAGTAGTTTTTGATTTGTCCATTCCATATGGGATTGTGCATCTAGCATATCGTGATATTGACCTCGAGTTCCACCACTAAATTCGTGTGACATAACTGCTGTATTTTGTGTCAGATAGCGATGTCCTTTTTGACCAGCCATCATCAACATAACACCACATGATGCAATTGAACCCATTCCGTATGTATATACTGGAATACGAGATTGCTTGACGATATCAATCAAATGCATACAACTATCTACATATCCACCTGGTGAATTTATATATAGATGAATAACTTTTGGAGCATCTTTTTCTGGTGTTAAATTATATTCCATAATCATCTTAACTAACGGCATACAATTTTCCTGATTGAAATCTTTGTCCATGTGCAATACCCCATTCTCCCTTAGAAATTCACCAGGTTGTTTTGGTGGCGTTGGTGGCGTTGGCATTGGTGGCATTGGCGGTTGTGCTGGCGTCTCTTTAGGTTCTGGTATCACGTTCGTTTTCATCTCTTCATTTCTCATATTATCATTTGCTCCTACGCTTTTTTGTGCGGTCGTTTGGTTCACCCGCTTATTTTTAATTACATTATTCGTGTTTTTACACTTATCTTTGTACTATTACTTATGCGCCCATCAACAATTGATTTCAGAGTATATAACTTTCCGTATTCATTTACTGAATC